CACTAAGAGCTGGAACACTATCGGTACAAATCAATTAGCGTGGATGGAAGGTGGAGTTGATTGGATTCTTAAAGTAGAAAACTTACAAGAAGATTTTATTGCCATACAGCAACGTTTGAATTGTTTTGTTGAATTGCCATTCATTAATACATCTGAACACAATGATTATAGAAGTTATTTTACAACAGCTCAACAAATAAAGATAGGTAAAGTTTTTGAACAAGATATAGATACGTTCAAATACACGTTCTAATTTCTGCCCCACTTAATCTTATTCCAAATACGTTCGTGTATAAAATACAATATTGTATTTGAAATCATCTGTGCTACAGCTATAGTTCCGCTTATAGCAAAACTACCAGTAAACAAGTAGGCAATAATAAATGTGGCGCCTGATCCAGTTAAGCGCCAACTAATTGTTTTAACAAGACTACGACTAGCAGACTCATTCAAGTCCTAACTCCTTGCGAATCTTTGTTGCTGAAATATCTGTTACAGATTCATCAAATGTTTCTTCGCCAGCAGTATACCCAACACCACGGCCCCAGCCAATGTGTACTATGTTAGGTACCACTTGTATTTCATACTGTCCTTGATACAGTGGATCTAAGTCACGTTTGATGAAACTTTTGACTCGTTCTACTTCAAACGGATTACTACCCTGCCAGCCTTGTACATCTCGTACTTGAATAATAACTTGTCCTGTGCGGTGTAGCAGTCTTTCAAACAAAGCACGATGTCCATCATGCCATGGTTGCCAACGGCCTAACATCTGTACAGTTTCTTTCTTCCAATCAAACACTGGACGTCTACGATTATAAAGAATGTGTTCAGCAATAAAGTCTGCCCACTTTTCTGCATCCTGTTCTGTAATACGGAAATCATAGACTTCTGGTTCTTGGAACATAGCATTAGTATCAGCATAACGACCTTCGCGGATAGTGTCTACCCAAATAGTCCAGTCTGCTTTGTAGTTGTTACGCATTTCAACTAGTGGTGCAACAAAGTCGGCAATAGCATAGTCACACTCTAATCTATCTGCAAGTTCGCGCATACGTTTGCTTTGACGAATACGTCCTGATTCACTAAAGTCCCAGTCATCGTATTCTGCACGAACACGATCCGCATTGAGCCACACGAGTTTTTTATCGTGTGCTTCTAGTTTGTTTTTTAATGCTTCCGCTAGGGTAGTTTTACCTGCACCAGGCAAACCCATGATTAGAATACGTTGTGTCATTATTTCTTTCCTATAATCATAAATCGTTTGTAGAGAGGTAATTCTAATTCACCTGCATACAAGACGTTTAGTTGACTTTGTTCTTTAAACTCTTCCAAGCTATTAGCAATTCTAATATGCTCGGGTATTTGATAATTATTGCTTTGTAATACAAACAGACTATTTTGCGGCATACCACTTAGCCACAAGTCATACTGGTCTTGTGTAATGTGTTCGCAACTAGTATTAATAATAACATCTGCATCACTACGAATAGCGCACATGTCTGCTGTCACAGCACGGAACTTGCCAAACATTTCCTCTGGCTTGTTCATCATGTTGGCTATGGGCTCGCACTCTGGATCTATATCAACACTACGGATACTAGTAACAGGCACATCGCTTTGAAACAACATACTGGCCAATACACCATTCCAACCACCGTGTATATCCACAGTAACAAACTTCTTAACGTGTTTGCGTAACTCTTTACATAACCAATCTTTGCTTTTCATTTGACCTGCCCAGAAGCAGTCCAATGTACGCATAGGGTCTGGACTTTGTCTTACTGCCTGCATCCAATAATGAAAATGGTCTAAATTGATTTGCATTTTGGTATTTTGCTATCTGCACTACTTACACACGTAGGTGTAATACAGCGTTGCGGTTCCTTAAATAATTCAAAACTGTCTAGTGTACCTAATGGCACATCATGACAACTGTAACTTCTTTTAACCTCATTACCTCTTATTATAACACTCTGATAACCTGCATTACAAGTCCAATCCTTAAAACGATTAAATCCAAAAGCATTAAAACGCTCTGCTTGGTCAAACAAGTGTTCAGTTCCGTCTTGCTCGTAAAGTGCAATTTGGTATACTTCTTCTCCGTTAGCACGTTGTGGAAAACCTGTTTGCATCTTGTTAATCATGTCTTCAGTGTAACCATTAACAATACTACTAGCAGTTGGATCGCTTTGAGGTTTAAGTGTTACATTGATTCCACGGTTGTGGAAACGTTCCATGCGTTCATACAGCTCGTAAAACTTTTCCGGCACCATTACCTGGTTAATTGTTACATGTACTAGTTCGTATTGTAACTGTAAACACTTATCACCAAACTCTTGCTCTTTGGCAAACTCATCGTGGAAGCTGGCTGTAATACTTCTGCGTTGTAGTAAACTGGTATTTGAACACCACGTGTTCCACCATTTGCTTCCAGGACTTAAATTAGTAGTCATATGGATGCTTTGGTAACTACTTTCCTTTTCGTCCAAATGTTTAACTAACTCATTTAGATATTTGTAAGCAGTAGGCTCACCACCGCTGAACGACCAATGGAACTGGTTAAACCCATTGGCTCGTGCTTGACGCTTAATCTCATCTACAGTGGCTTTATACACTTCAAGCGGTTGGTGATCCAAAACATCACTGCGGGCATAGGGCCAACAATAACTGCATTTATAATTACAAAATCTGCCCAAAATCCAACTGGTGGAAAATAACGGTTTGGCTAGCATTGTGCGTTGCCCAAAACGTACGATATTTTGGAAAGGAATGGTTGTAAAGCTCATTGACATTATTTACTTTCAGCTATATAATTATACTGTAGACGTGAGTGGAACTTGGTATACCTCCTCCTAGTAAGTTACCCCCAACTGAACGGAGGGCATGGGTCTAGTCCCTAGGACGACTTTGTAGGTTCGAATCCTACCGTCTACACCAGTTTAATTAGGCAAAGAAAGGCATCACATGAATAAGGCTATTGTTGTTTCTATCGTTTTTGGTATTTTGGTTGGCACACAGGTGCCCACACTAGTCCAGACTCACGAACACCAAGGTGGTTGGGATTACTCTAACCCTGAGGCAAGATTTGACACTAAAGCAAATCTAGTCAACCGTAGTACTATTACATGGATTCCAGTCGACAACTTGCAGGCGACTTGCGAAGCTGAAAGCCGTAAGCGTGGTAATAAGGGTTTTGGTTATATGTTAGAAGCATGTTCATTTTGGAAAGATAATCAGTGTACAATTTACACACCAAAGAAAGCATCTATGCATATTCTAGGACACGAAACTTTACATTGTTTTCAAGGTAGTTTTCATTAATGAAGGAATACGATTTACAAGAAGAGATTCGCGACTGTTCTTGGATCATGGCTAAGATCCAAGCCGAGGACAGACGCTATGCTCAAAACTTGTATGCCGCCTGGTGCAACATGCAATGGTGCAAGCGTGAACTGTGGCCTGTAATTAGTGAACGCTATTGGTCAGCAAGTTGGCGTGGTGCGGGTGGTATTGTAGCAGAGCTTCGTGGCAAAGGTGAAGACTACATGGACTACTACTGTTCAGGTATGCGTGGCGGATTGAGTTATAATCCAGACGATGATAACGACTATTTTGAAAAGACTGGATATATGAGTGAAGGTGTAGTGTCAGAAGAGATTGCCAAAGATCTTTACGACCTGGGCTGGATTCCTGTACCATACAACGATGATTTTGTTTAAAGTAAATACATAATGGAAAAATATACATTCAAAGCAGAAGAGATATTTGAGGAAATCCCCGGAGATCCTGATAATGTTATTATGAAGTTTCCTCCAGAAATTATCGAACAGACTGGTTGGAAAGAGGGAGACACATTGAACATTGAACTACAAGACGGCGCTATTGTCGTCAGCAAACCATAATGGCAAAAGACGACATTATTGAATTAACAGGACAAGTAGAAGAAGTATTGCCCGGCAATATGTTTAGAGTAAAAGTAGACAATATGCCTACACCCTTACTCTGTTACATGGGTGGCAAACTAAAGCAACACAAGATTAGAATCATATTAGGCGACAAGGTTAAAATCGAAGTCAGCCCTTATGACCTATCTAAAGGTAGAGTAACATATAGGTTATAACTATGAACAGCGTAATGGAAACGGTGTGTACAGTATGTACTCGTGTAAGAGTGAATACAAAAGATGGCACTAGTTTCCAAAACCTTCTCAAGGAGTTACGCAGAGAGTTTAAAAAAAGCGGCTTTGATTTAAAAATTAAAAGCTCTGCTAAAAAGTTTTTAGGTGCTGAGGAGTTTTATGTCAATGCATACTACGACCCAGAAGATGACAAAAACAAAGACACACCTATCGAAGTAATAATATATCACAATTTTAACAAAGAAGTTATTTGGAGTAATCGACAAATAACAGAATTGCTAGTACAAGTGTTTGACGCCACAGTACATGAATTTAAACATCAGCGTCAAAGTCGCAAACGCAATTACAAAGAGTTTTGGGAACGTGCTGATGCTGACCACGAATACCACGACTACTTACAAGATCCGGACGAGCTGGATGCCTACGCACTAAGTATTGCCATTGAACTGTGTCGTACTGTTGGCAAATACAGAGCATTACGATACATGCCCAAGTTTACTACTTTGGCTAGACTCAAAGTCAAAGAAGTCTACGTTAGTCCAAATCTCAACGCCTATGTAGCACATTTTGAAAAACCCATAAGTCCACTATTAAGACGTCTAGCCAAAAAGGTCTATGTACGTTTGATGAAGGTTGACACTGACTTCATTTTCCAGTAAAATACACATATCACATAAAAGATTGGAGCGGTTATGTCAGGCGGTTTTACAGCCCAGCAAGTACTAGAGCTAGCGTGTGCGGCTCAGCGTATCAACAATAACTATATCAAAGACACAGAACCTGTTTATTCTGATGACTACAAAATCCTAGCCTACAAATGGTCTAACAAGATTTTGATGATGACTGTCCTGGCTCCGGACAATATTAAACCCTTAGACGAACTCAAACCTCAACTGTTGCGTATCAACAACGATGACAAAGAGTTTGCAGTAGAAATACAAAAGTATTACCGCAGACTTATGTTTGCGGCCATTGAAGGCGAAAACGAGTTCCAAACGGAAGTCAATGCCCTACTTAATGCAGATACTATTCCCCCAAACAAATTAGGTTTCATTGCTTGTCTGCCCAGCGTGTATAAACGTGACTATGCCAGACAACAAATGGAGAAGCGTGTCAAATCCGTTAGTGAGGGATTTTTGGCAGATATTGGTTCAAATATTATTGACAAGGACTGTGAGATTATGTCCAGTCAACGCTCGAAAAACTTTGAAGCATACAATATAGATGCTATAATTGATAACAAGATGGTCAGTTGGATGAGCAAGATTGATTTGAAAATGGGTGCCTGTGTAGTAGTTAAGGCCAAAGTCAAAGACCATAGTAAACACTGGAAGTATGAAACAGATGTAACACGACTAAACTACGTAAAGGCGGCTCAATAATGGCAGGTACAGCAAAATCGGTTCACTTAACAGTAACCACATTGGATCACAAAACAATTCTTCGCAAGATGTTTTTTAATGCCAAGCAGTATAACGAATTTGTTAAAACTGAAGATTTTAAAACAAAATATCCTACTACTGAATTTATAATCATTAAAGAGGTTTATTAGCATGGATGAAGATCAAGAATTTATAGAATACGAAAAGTTTTCTAAAAAGATGGAGCAAACATATCCCAAAATGTTTAGCCATCCTTACGGCGGTTTTGCCGTAGGTAAAGGTTGGTACCCAATCTTAGAAAAACTGTGTGCTAACATTCAAAGTCACATTGACCATGTGAATAGTAACAGACAACGACTGTTGGCTAAGAATGATGACCATGACACTATTCCAGAAGAATGCCCACAAGTTATCGTAGCACAAATTAAAGAAAAATTTGGCGGGCTACGTTTTTACTACGATGGCGGTGATGAATACATCTCTGGACTAGTTAGCATGGCAGAATCGTGGGCTGATGTGGCTTGCGAAGAATGTGGTGGTATCGGTACGCAACGAGGCGGTGGCTGGGTGCGTACACTATGCGACCTACACGAAGCAGAGCGTCAAGCTCGTATTGAAGAACAAGCAAGGAAGGACGGTTTGGAACTATGATGACACTTAAAGATTATTTGGAAGCCATTGACTTTAAAATTACCGGCGGTAGTGAATTCCAATGGAAATGCTATGGACCAAATGCTCGCTATCTAGATAGTGCTGACAATGAAGGTCTAGGTACTTATAGTGCCAGTGCCATTTTTGACTGTGTGGATCAAACTGTTTATGCTGTGGAACTTTGGGACTATGAGAACGATAGAGAATATCGTTGGATCAATCCCGGCTATGTCAAAGCACACATGAAAGCCTGTGCTAAGAATGAAGTAGACGTATACGAGTCATGTGATGGCCGCAACTTTATCGATTTGGATGTTGCTGGAGACATTTTGGAAAAGATTTCCAAAGTTGTAGCAGGAGAGCCATATGATACCCGTGTTCAAATTGAAGTTGACTTCAATGACGAAGATATGTTAGAATACATGAAACTAGCACATAAAATGGACATTACATTTAACGAGCTAGTTGAGCGGGCATTACAAAATGCCATAGATGAAGTTAACGCAGGGCGACTTACAAAAGAAGACGCTCAGAAATGGCTAGAGGAAAGAAATGAGGATTAAACTTGTATCGGATCTCCATTTGGAATTTTCCGATATCAACATTCAAAACGACAATAACTATGACGTTTTGATTCTAGCCGGCGACATTATGGTTGCTGAGGATCTGTACGACCATCCTGTTGTGCCTAGCATTTATGAATACGGTGCGTTTGCTGACCTTGGACGTAAACAACAACGAGTGGCTCGCTTTCGCGATTTCCTAAAGCGTTGCAGTTTCCAATTCCCTAACACAATTTATGTGGCAGGTAATCACGAGTTCTATCA